TATTTCAACAGGCTCACAAGGCAACGCCGTTGTCGTTAATAATCATATATTGATTGATTGCGGTGTTACCTTTAAGGCACTAAAAGGTGTGTATAAAGACTTGCAAATAGTTTTACTCACTCACATTCATACAGACCATTTCAAGCCGAAAACATTAAAAAGGCTTGCACAAGAAAGACCTACATTGCGGTTTGGCTGCTGTCAATGGCTTGTCAAGCCGCTTGTAGACGCAGGAATACCGAAGCAAAGCATTGATGTGTACGAGATAGGCAAGATTTACGATTACAAGGCGTTCAAAGTATCACCTATCAAGTTATATCATAATGTGCCAAACTGCGGTTACAGAGTGTTTGCAAGCGGCGAAAAGGCTATATATGCAACAGATACAGGACACTTGCAGGGAATAACGGCAAAAGACTATGACCTCTATATGATAGAGAGTAACTATGACGAGGACGATTTAGAGCAGCGAATAATCGAAAAAACCGCCGCAGGTCAATATTGCTATGAACTGTATGTTGCTGAACGGCATTTGTCACATACGCAAGCGTCGGAATGGCTAATGCAGAATATGAGCGCAAAGAGCGAGTATGTATTTTTGCACCAGCACCAAAGCAAGAAAAAGCCGCAGGACTGGGAGTATGCAGACACATAATGCGTCGTTTTGTTAGCAAAAGAAAGGAATTGATTAAATGAATGCTAAAAAATGTGATAGGTGCGGAAAACTTTATGAGTATGAAGAACCTAAACTTACGAAAATAGGAAAAATAGATACATACGGAATAGCGTGGGAACTCAATTGTTATAACTTCTTTATTGATTTGTGTCCTGATTGCTTAAATGATTTCAAAAAATGGTTTGAAATGAGGTGATAACAACGGAATTAACAGGCAAATTGATAGATTGCAATATTGATTTTGTATCAGGTCAACCGAAATTAACGCTTGCCGTCAATGAAAAAGACAACTTGCTGCAAGGCTATGATGATTTGAAAGATAAGGAATTATCAATAAAAATCACGCAGTACAGAAAAAAGCGGTCACTTGACGCTAATGCTTATTTTTGGGTGTTGTGTGGCAAGTTGGCACTTAAAACAAGACAAAACAAAACAGACATTTACAAGCAGTTAGTAAAAGAAATAGGGGATAATTTTGTAATTGTGCCTATAAGAAACGACGCTGTAAATAGTTGGTGCGAAAATTGGAGCGTTAAAGGTCTTGGCTGGATTTGCGAGTTGTTAGGCGACAGTAAAATAGAGGGCTACACAAATGTATGCTGCTATTACGGTTCGTCAACTTACAACACTGAACAGATGAGCGCATTGTTAGATAGCGTTATTTTTGAATGCAAGGAACAGGGCATTGAAACAATGACACCTAACGAAATTGAAAGATTAAAAGCAATGTGGGGTGATAGCGATTAAAAGCATTATTCAAGACGATAAGGAACATTGCTTTATTTGCGGCTGCAATGGTAGTAGTGACCCGTTGGATTGTCACCATGTATATTCAGGGTTTAACCGTGACAAATCCGAAAAATACGGGCTTAAAGTATATCTATGCCATAACAAATGCCATATTTTCGGGCGGCACGCCGTTCATAAGGACGCAAAGGTTAGCAATAAATTAAAGGCGCTTGTGCAGCAGAAAGCAATGGACTATTACGGCTGGAGCAAGGAAGATTTTATAAAAATTTTTGGAAAGTCATATTATTAACTTAATTTTCTTGAAATTTATTGACATTGTGGAATTATTTTACTATAATATTAGGTGTTGAGTGGGTATCAGACATTTAACAAATAACTTAATATTATGCTTAATTCCGCATTGGGAAAGTGTGCTGATACCGCACAAGTACCTTTGCGGTTTTTTATTTGAGGTAGTTTCATGGGTAAAGTAATTGATATAACAGGTCAAAAATTTGGAAGATTAACTGTTATTCAGCAACAAGGTAAAGATAAATATAACAATGCTTTATGGCTTTGTAAGTGCGATTGCGGCAATGAAATAACTGTAATAAGTAATAATTTAAAAAGTGGAAGAACTAAAAGTTGTGGGTGCTACCGTAAAGAAGCAACGAAACAACGCTTTTCAAAATACAATCTTTATGAAGAATATAACGATTATATCATTGGATATACCACGAATACTAACATAGCATTTTATGTTGATAAAGAAGATTTTGACAAAATTAAAAATATTACTTGGTATGAAAATTCAAATGGATATATTGTACATAAAGATAGAAATGGAATTTTTTTACTTCATAGAGTTATAACAAACGCACCAGCAAATTTTGTTGTTGACCATATCAATCATAATACAGCCGACAATAGAAAAAGTAATTTAAGAATAACAACACAAAAAGAAAATATGCTAAACAAAACAAAATTACCAAATGGAATTTGTAAACACAAAGTAGGAACAAACAATTATTTTATGGTGCAGTTAGGGGGGAAATATAGAGGAAATTATAAAACATACGAAGAAGCAGAAAAAGCAAGAAATAAAATCATTGAAGAAGAATATGTGCCATTGCGCAAAAACTATTTGTGAGGTGATGTATATGTGGGTAGTAAAACAATGCACCTGCGGAAGCAACGAATTTGAAACAGACGACGACACAACAAGATGTGCGAAGTGCGGCAGACTTGCACACTTTGCATATATTCCCGACAAAAAGGAAGAAAGCGAGAAAAAAGATGATTAACACAGTAGCACTAACAGGACGATTGACCTATGCGCCTGAACTCAAAACAACACCGAGCGGCGTTTCTGTTATTCGGTTTCAGATTGCCTGCGATAGAAATTATCAGGCGCAAGGACAGGAGCGGCAAGCAGATTTTATTGATTGCGTTGCTTGGCGGAGCACCGCCGATTTTATTAGCCGATATTTTCACAAAGGCGATATGATAGGCGTTGAGGGCAGCATTCAAACAAACAACTTTACGGACAAAGACGGCAACAAAAGAAAGTCGGTTGATGTAGTCGCAAACAATGTTTCATTTTGCGGTGGCAAACAGCAAAGCAACGCAAATGCTAACTTGAATGTTGCGCCTGACGATAACAGCGACTTTGAGGAAATCGTGGACGCAGACGATACTTTACCCTTTTAAGGAGTGATAAAAAATGCTTGAATACTACTATAACTCAATCCCAGTAGGGCGAGAAAACGCCGTTACATATCCCGCACTATGTGCTCAATGGGGCATGAACGAAAGGCAAGTGCGGCAGAAATTGCACCAGTTGAGTATGTGGGACAGCGGAGACAATTTTGTTATTATTCGCAGCGGTCACGGCAAAGGATTTTACAAGACCGACGATATTAACGAAATCAAGCGCTTTAAGAAAGAGATTATGGCAAAGGCAAAAAGCAACTTTGCGCCGCTTGGCAAAATCAACAGGATTTTAAGCAACGATACGGAAGCATTGCAGACAAGCATTTTTAACAACCTTAAAGTAGTGAGGTGTGAGCAAGGCAGGTATCAAAGTGAAGTTGTTGAGTATATGCGGAAGTTTGACAAGGCTTTTGACACGCCTATGCTGTCAAAGTTTGAAAACGGATTTTGTCTGCCTACACCCTACCAACTTATGAAACTTGCAGACTTTTACCATTGCAATCCGAGCGACTTAATTTTGATTGATAATAGCGTACTTGATATTTACGCATAGTGCGTCATTTTGTTAGCAAAGTCAGCGGATTTGTATTGACAAATAATTACTATTTTGGTATAATATTCTATGTGATAACGGTATTGCGCTACTGTTACACAGTAAAGAGAATATTGTTATCACAGGCGTTTTGTATGCGAGGGGCGCAAACCTCCATGCGGAACGCTTTTGTTATAAGGAAGTGTAAATAGTGATAGGTTCTTATGGTTGTGATGATTATGAAAGCAAAAGAATTAAGGAAAAAAGCATATAAAGAAAGCAGTCTGCCGTATTCTTTTAACTACAAAATAAGAAACGCATTTATAGGGAAAAAGTGTCCTGTATGTGGTGCTATTATGGGATATGGCGAATTTGGTACAACTCTTTGTTTTCCGTCAATACAGCACAATATACCAATATCAAAAGGTGGCAAACACGAATTAAGTAATATATCGGTAATTTGCAAAAATTGTAATGTATCTATACAAGCAAATGAAACAAAAGATTTTAATTCAAAAGAGGTAAAAGAAATATGGCAGAGGTTAAATGGATAAAAATATGCACAGACATATTTAACGACGAAAAAATATTGCTCATTGAAAATATGCCCGAAGCAGACGGCATTATAGTTATATGGTTTAAGTTGCTTTGTATGGCAGGAAAGCAAAATAATTCAGGCGTTTTTATGCTGAATGAAAGAATTGCATATACTGATGAAATGCTGGCAACGATTTTTAGACGACCTATTAACACCGTAAGGCTTGCACTACAAGTATTTGAGCAATACGGAATGATTGAGATTGTTGACGGTGCTATAACTATTCCAAATTGGGAAAAGCACCAAAACTTAGACAAGTTGGAACAGGCAAAAGAAAAGAACAGGCAAAGGGTAGCAAGACACAGAGAAAAGCAAAAGAAACTTGCATTACAAGAAAAATGTAATGATTACTGTAATGATGATGTAATGCAATGTAACTCCGACAGAGAAAGAATAGAAGAAGATAAAGAGAAAGATATAGATAAAGATAAGAGGAAGAATATAGACTACGAACAAATCAAAGATTTGTACAACGATATTTGCATATCGTTCCCCCGATTAACCGTATTGTCTGACAGCCGCAGAAAGGCTATCAGAGCAAGATTGCATACATATTCCATTGAACAGTTTAAGCAAATGTTTGAAATGGCGGAACAAAGTGCATTCTTAAAAGGCGCAAACAAAAGAAATTGGAGCGCTAATTTTGATTGGCTTATCAAGGACGCAAATTTTGCAAAGGTCTTAGAGGGCAATTACAGCGACAACACACATAATGAAGCACAGCACGGTTATAGCAAACAACAGCAAAGCGGCAATGTATTTCTTGATATTGCAAAAGAAAACGGACTTATATAAAAAGGTGATACATAATGACACGAGACGAAACAATTAAGATGTTGGCGATACTTAAAGCAGCATATCCGAATAGCTATAAAGGAATGACTAAAGATGAAGCAAACGGAATGATTGCAGTATGGACTATGCAATTTGCCGATATGCCCGCCGATATTGTTTTAATGGCATTAAACAAGTTGATTAGTACAAGTCAATTCCCGCCTGCAATAAGTGAGGTTAAAAAGAAAATCAGCAATTTGCACTGGGAAGCCTACGATATGATTAGCGATAAGACAACCGCTGCATTGTTGCAAGACGAAGAAATTGCAAAATATCAACGAATATATGAAATAACTAAGCGAATGAAAATAAACACGAACTTAGAGCCGACGCTAACGGAAATGATGAATGGCGGCACACAGAAGTATTTGAACGGATAAGAGAAAGGAAAACTATATGAGAAGTTGTGAAAACTGCCCGTTGCTGCATTACTGCTTGACGCAAAAGCACGAATGGGAAAGCTGCTTAGATATGGTGCAAAGATACAATGCGGGGCTGTTATTGCCGCCTGATAGATTGAGAGGTGAGTTTTAATGACTTGCAAGGACTGCAAGAAGCGTAACAACTGCAAAGACCCCGACAAGTCTTTCAAGTACGACGAGGACGGCGACAGCTGGGCTAATTGGTGTGATGACTTTGACACAATACACGCAGACAAAACAATCCATAATGGCGGACTTGTGGTAACTCAACTTGGTTACAATTTCCATATTTGGGTAGCTGACGAAAAGACAGGCAAGGCGCTTGCACATTTTGGCTGCGAAGAAGAAAAGAACGAAAAAGAGTTAGAAAAAATTTGCTGACTTTGTGAAAAACAAATTGCCTGAATTTGTAGACAAATTATTAGAGGACGAGGAGGACGACGAATGACCAAAAGAAAGCGATTAAGAGCAATGACATATCGTGAATTTTGCAATAGGCATAAATGTTCAAGTTGTCCTGAATATGACGAGGAACAAAAGCGTTGTTGTATTTCAACGGAATTAAGAATTGCAGAAAACGCAGAATACCGTACATATTGTGGAACTTATCTTCTTGTGGAGGTAAAAGAATGAAAGAAAAAACATTTAATGACTTTTGGGAAGAATTGAAAGCCGAAAGCCCTGAAACAAGAGAATTCTGCCAAAAGATTGACGATGAAATAGAGTTTTGTGAAATGTGCGCTGCAAGAGTAAAAGCACTAATTGACAGAGACAAGTGGATAGATGTAAATGATAGGCTGCCTGACACGGACAGAGAAGTGCTCGTTTACGATTTGCACCTCGGTTGCTTCGTACTGTCTTGCAGAGGAATGGAGTGGGCGGACTTACCAGTAATCCACCCGCACATCACTCATTGGCGAGAGCTGCCAAAGCCGCCGAGAATGGAGGAGAGCAAAGAATGACTTGTAAAGATTGTTACCATTATGATGTGTGTTCAAAAGAAGACGGAACAACTAATTATTACGGGAAAGTAATTATTTGTAAAAATGTTGATGAATTATGCAAAGACTTCAAGGATAAATCACGAATTGTTGAATTACCTTGTAAGATGGGAGATGAAGCATATTACATTTCAATAAAAAGGTATTCTCCTTTGTCGTATAAACTTGTAAAAGCAAAGGTAACTGATTTTTACATTAACGAAAATGGCATATATGCTGTTGAACTTAAAACATTAGAGTCGAATTTTACATTTACACTAAATATTTGCAAGGTTTATTTTGACAAATCAAAAGCAGAAGCAAGATTAAAGGAGTTTAACAATGGAACGACCTAAAAATCAGTATTGCAGATATTGTGCAAACGCTCTTGATTATAACGGTGAGTGTACCGATTTCATCTGTACGGCAAATGCTCTCTGCGGAGATAATGGTGCAGGTAGATTTTACAAAGCGATTAAAGCAAAAAGACCTAACAAATGCAAACATTTTGAATTTTTGAACGCAGATATATTTAGACAAGACAAGAACGGAAATTTTGCAGAGTACAAGCCGAGAACAGTAGTTAAAAGTGATTATGAACAAATAAAAATGGGAGATTAACAATGAATATTAAGTTAAACCCGTCGAAATCGACTGGGTTAAAAACGAGCAAGAAAAAGCGTAAGTTCAGGGCTATGACTAATGGCGAGTTTTGCGATAAGTGGAGGAAAAATCATTTATTTTGTAAAAGTATCGTCGGCGACGGTTACTGCTGTCCTATTAGCCCAACTGGTAATTGTTTCCGAGATAGTTTTTTGAACGAGCCCTATATAATTAACGGCAAATATATATTGATTGAGGTGGAAGAATGACAATAGAAATTCAAAATGCAGAATACCGTCCGTGTTTTGTAGATGGCAGAAAAGCATTATTTCATAGGTGGACAGAAAAACAACAAGTAATATTAAAAACCAATGGCGTTTGTAGTGCAGAGGTCATTGCTGAAATAAAAAAACAATATAAAACCAACGGAATAGTGCCACAAAACTGCGAAATTGAAACAGTAATTGCTTGTTTAGGAATTGTTGAATTTGAGGACGGAGCAGTTGCAGAGGTTGAGCCGTCAAAGATTAGGTTTGTTACAGGCAAATGCAAAGAATATAGTTTTAATGAAATAAAGGAGTAAAACAAATGAACATTATGTTAGACAGCACGGCTTTAATGCCGAAAAGAGGGCACGCAACGGACGCAGGACTGGACTTGTTATCACCGAGTGATACGGTAGTACCAGCAAAGGGCAGTATCAGCATTGATACAGGCGTACACATTGAATTACCACCAAATACCGCAGGTTTCCTTAAATCAAAAAGCGGACTAAATGTAAAGTACGGCATTACAAGCGAGGGCGTTATTGATGTCGGCTACAACGGCAGTATCGTTTGTAAACTGTATAATCACTCTAATATGGACTATGAGATTAAGAGGGGCGACAAAATCACTCAACTTGTAGTTATGAAGATTGATATTCCCGAACTCAATGTTGTTGATGAATTCAAAGAAACAGAGCGGGGCAACGGCGGATTTGGA